TGCAACAGGCAGCGGGCTCGCGAAAGTGGTGGATCGTGATCGCGATCCGAAAGCCGTCACTTTGCTGAGGAAAACCCCCCATGTCGCATAAGCCGTCTTCCGTTAGACGAACAGGAGAATCGTTGCAATGAGCACCGTCGAGAGCGTCGCGCAGAGTTTCGAGAGCTACCGTCAGCGGGTGATCCCCAAGGATGCCCCGCCAGTGCAAGTCGAGGAATGCCGGCGGGCTTTCTTCGCCGGCTCGTATTCCATGCTGATGAACATTGCCGCCAACATTGGCGACGATTCCACGAGCGAAGACGAGGGCGTCGAACAACTCGAGCGGCTCAAGGCGGAATGCGAACAGTTCGCGGCCGCCACGGTGGGACAACCGGTACCCCAAGTCGTCGAGCAGTCCGGCTACAACGTCCGGCACGCCGGCGTCGAGTCCGCGATGCGCGAGCTCGCGAATGACATCAAGCCGAAGGTGCCGGACGGCTTCGGGTTCACGCTGATGATCTTCAGCTACGGCAAGACGGGCCTGAAAGGCGAAGGCGACGCCGGGTCCATGTTCTACATCAGCTCGGCCCAGCGGCAAGACATGGTGAAAGCGATGAAGGAATTCATCGCGCGGAACACGCAATGAAGATCACCCTTGAATCGACCACGCGGATCATCGATGTCGTGACCCCGAGTGGCACGGTGCCGGCCCGCGTCTGGGAAGGCACGACGGCGAATGGCATCGCGATTATCGCGATGATCACGCGGGTCGCCACTCGCACCACCAACGACAACACGGAATTCGAGCGAGAGCTGCAGGAACACCGGCCGCCCTCGGTTGATGCGGTAAAAGCCTTCGATCCGCGGTTCGTGCTGTGACCGACCAGCCACCCCGTTTTATCGTCGCCGAAGTGTCGAAGAACTGGCGGGACGGGATCGAAGTCACGCCGGGATCGGGGCTGTTGGCGGAGCAATTCGAGCGCGTGATCAACGTGAACTTCGCCCGCGGCTACACCTTGCTGACGTTCCAGGTGCATCGGCTGATGGCGCGCCCCGACGAAATGAACGAAACGATCATCGCCGTGTTCGAGCGCCGCCCGATCATGCCGGCCCAGACCTCCGGATCCAGATCCGGATCTGAACGCAGCCGAAATGCTGGGGAGACGCCGCATGTCGCATAAGGCGCCTTCTGATCACCTGGCGAGCCAACCATGATGGATGACCAGTTGTTGATCTTTCTCCGTCGCGGCCTGGCGGCCCAGCGGGCCATCGACGCGATCCTGTCGCCGGCGCAGCAAGCCGCCGAAGTGCAAGCCGACGACACCTACCGTGTCCGCTGTCAGCGGTGCGGTAAGTCGGTCAGTAACCCGCTCCCCGTACCCGTTATGGTGCGGGCCAGTGTGACCTGTCCCGAATGTCTCGAGTGGGAGGCTGCGCGCCAATGATTCGCATTCGTACCAGTCCGACCGCCGACACGCGAACCTGCGACTTCACGAAGGTGTCGAAAGAAACGCTACTCGCCAGCTCAAAGCAGCACATAGCCGACGTGCGCGAAGCACACCAGTTTTTCAGTCGCAAGATCGCTGAGGCGATGCTTGCCCACGACACCGACAAACTGACCGACATCGACGGGTTCCACGCCGACTTTGTGACCGGCTTCAAACAGCATGAATGGTGGGACCGGCACAAGAAGCTGAATCGTCACCATCTGAACGACTCGGAAGGCATTCCAGAGGGCGTGAACCTGATCGACGTGCTCGACTACATCGCGGACTGCGTGATGAGCGGCATGGCGCGCAGCGGCCACGTTTACCCGCTGAAGCTCGACATCAGCGTGCTGGAGCAGGCGTTCCAGAACACCGTCGAACTACTTAAGCGGCAAGTCTTGGTGGATCCGGATCCGGATCTGAAACCGGCGAAATGACGAGTGAAACGGCCCATGTCATATAACCCCGGTTCTGGTGACCTGCCGACCACTCACGCCGAGCTCGTGACGTTCACCCGCGAGCAGCGTGAGCGCGCGCAGGTCCACGTCTACCGCGAGGCGCAGCGCCTCGGCCTGGCGGGTGACCCGTTCGTCACGGCGATCGCCGACGCGCTCGGCGACATCTCGCTCGCGGAGGCGTTGCTGGCGCTGATGCGGGAGGCAGCGAACCGTGACGGACGCTGAACGCATCGGTCGCGTCTACGTGTGCGATCAGGAGCATCCGCACTTCGGAGAGTCCGGCGTGTTCACCGGCAAGATGATTTCCCTGCTCGGCGAACCGATGGCGGAAGTGAAGCTCGAGCACTGTAAGCACGGTACGGATGGCTGTTTCGTGAAGAAGGGCCAAGTGCGGCAGGAGAAGCGACGATGACGAAGATGCCCGGTGTGACCCTCGAGACGATCGGCGGCGGCGCCCTCTCCGAACTGTTCGCGGCGGAGCTGACGCGCATTCTCGCGAACATCGCGGACCCCAACACGGATCCTGCGGCGAAGCGGATCGTCACGTTCACCGTGAGCTTCAAACCGAACCGCGCCAGGGACGTGGCGGACGTGGAACTGAAATGCAGCTCGAAGCTCGCCGGCATCATGACCGTTTCGACCCAACTATTCATGGGGAAGCATCAGGGCAAATTGATCGCGGTCGAGAGCGACCCGCGGCAAACGCCCCTCTTCGACAATCCCACGCCGACGGCGGCATTTCCGCGAAAGGTGGATGAGTGATGGACGGCGCAGCGATCGAACAAATCGTCGAACAGGTCCGTAGACCAATTGAACTGGCTGGCTACCTGCTTCGCCCGAATGATTGGACCGTTGAGGACCCGGCGGCGCTGGTGAAGCCGGGGCCGACGCCGCGCCCGCTCGACGTGACCACGCTCGGGGCGCTGCGCGATTACCTCAAGGCGAACCGGGACGGGCTCACCCTGCCGGAGCTGATCGTCCATGTCGCGGGTGCGACGCAGGTCACGATCGGCGGCGCCCTGGCGGCGCGCACGCGGAGCCGTGAGGTCTACCTGACGGCGAAGGCGCTCGACCTGACGGAGGGCTTTCTCGGGACCTTCATGTCGCTCGAAAACTTCCTCATCGGCCTGCAGGTTCGGTTCGCGGACGACAACGACCGGCCGCGGCTCCTGGCGCTGTTGAGCAACGTGAAGTCCGAGCTGGTGAAGACCGCGCTCGATGACGGGAGGACGCAGGTCGTGCAGGCGCGCGCCGGCGTGGTGCTCGTCTCCGACGTTGCCGTCCCCAACCCGGTCACGCTGTGCCCGTTTCGGACCTTCCGCGACATTCTCCAACCGGCCTCGCTGTTCGTCCTGCGAGTCAAGGACGGGAAGGCGGGCGGCGGGCCAGAGGTGGGGCTCTTTGAAGCCGACGGCGGCGCCTGGCGGCTCACGGCGATCGGGCGCGTAGGCGATTGGCTCCGCACGGAACTGCCGCAGGACGTGGCGGTCCTCGCGTAAAGGGGAAAAGCGATGCGCGATGTGCATGTCGTGCCGGTCAACGACCTGCGGGAACACGCCTCGCGGCGGGACTGCTGGTGCCAGCCCCGGCTGATTCGCGAGGCGGGCGCGGCGGTCGTGGTGGTGCATCAGAGCGCCGACGGGCGCGAGCTGGTCGAGCAGCACGGAGTGCAGTGATGATCCGCCACGTCTACGTTGGTGGCTGCTACGGTGACGACGGCCCGCCGGAGGTCGTCGCTGAGTCCGTTGAAGCGGCGATGCAGTCCCTCATGAAGGGCTACCTCCCGGCTGACCAATACGAATACGACGGCGGCGAACAGGTGCGCTGGGTCTGTCAGTTTGTGGACGGGTGGATCTTTCGCTGCACCGCCACCATCGGCACCTCTCAGCTCTACGTCGAACGGTTTGACGTGCTGGGCGAAAGCCCCGATCCGGATCCGGATCCGAAGGTGCCGGCAAAGGCTGGGAAAAAGGCCGATGTCGCATAAGCGGGCTTCCGTGAACCCGGCGAAGCCAGCCAAGACGGTCGAGGTGCGGCTCGCCGATCTCGAGGCGCTCGAGGCGCGCGGCCTGATCGTCTTTGAGCACGACGAGGAGGGGCGCCTGCGCCTGCGCCTCCGCGAGCCTGCGCGAGGAAAGGAGTCCATCGAATGACGACGAGCGTGCATCCCGTCCTAGTCGCGTGCGTGCGTCCGGTCCTGACCTTCGGCTTCGTCACGCTGCCGCAGTGGTGGTGCTGGTGGCGCCACCGCCCGCCGACGCCGCAGGTCGTGTCCCCGCGGTGGCGCGCTCAGCGGCTCTACGAGGACGGCCTGCGGGGCGACCACCCGTGATCATCGCGGTGGCCGGCGAATTCCTTGAGTGCTGCTGGGAGGACGACACCTTCGTCGGCATCGATCTGCATGGCCGTGTCCGCCTGCGTATCAGTTGGACCGGCTGGGGGGCGCTGACGCGGATCCAGCGGCTCACCCTGGTGTGGGACCTCTGCGCCGTCCTGGTCTTTCCCAGTTACTGGCACGCGAACGCCACGCGGCGGCTCGATGAGCCGCGTCCGCTGCCGGCGGAGCCAGGCGCATGACGGGGTTCGTGCTGCTGAAGCCGCCGCAGTGGTTCCTGCTGGTGGACTGGACCTGGGCGACCGCCGCCGACCTGCTGCGCTTTCGCTGGCCGGCGGTGGCGGTGTTCGCGTCCTACGCGCGCGCGGATCGGGCGCGTCGCACCTATGGGCGTCGGGCCTGGCGGGCGATGACGATCCTGCCGATCACGGGAGGGAACCATGGCTGATGCCCCGGAGGACGATTCTCGCTCCCTGGCGGAGGCGCTCGAGGCCATCGAGGTCGTCGACGACGTCGACGTCGCCCGCTGCGAGGGCACGATCCATGTCTGGTCGTCGTTCTTCGCGCCGGGCGATGCCTGCGCCTGCGGGCGCTTCGCGCTCAGCCAGGGCGAGGACGGCCGGCTGCGCACGGTCGAGAGGACGACTCTCGATGCCTGACCATCTGGCGCCGACGCCGGGGTCGATCGCCGCGCGCACGGCGCCGCCCGTGAGCGTCTTCTGTGCGTGCGGGGCGCAGTGGCACGGCGCGATCGTGGCGCGCGCGAAGGACACCATCGCCGCGCACCGGGCCCGCGCGAACGCGCATCATCCGGTCTGCTGGCTGGTGCCGCACCGGGTGTTCAAGCGGCGGTTTATCTGTCTCTGTCCGGACTGCAAGCGGGCACGGGGATGACACTCACGATCACGCGCACCGACATCATCGAGGTCGAGCCGGTGCCCGGCACGCCGCTCGCGGAGGCGAGTGCCGCCGCGCAGCTCGCCGCCTTCCGCGCTGCCTTCACGAAAACGATCTTCGATGACCATTCGGGCCTGGCGCTCGAAACGTCAGACGGCGAGTGGGCATACCAGTATGTCGACCACGTCAGCGTGCAAGTGGGCTTTGTGCCGGCGGACCCGCCGCCGAGAAATGGCGAGGAACCATGAGTTTGGCCTGCGACATCAGACCCACCGGCTCGCTCGAGATTGGCGCGCAGCGCGTCGACCGGATCGGGTTCTACAACGCGGAGGGCATGTTCATTGGATCGCTCTGCCTCGGCGGGCCGAAGGGCGACGTGCTCTTCGTCGACGGCGTCGAGGTCAGCATCTGCCAGGAGGGCGACCCGCCGCAGCTGCGGCTCGCCACGCGCGACCAGCAGGGCGTGCAGATGGGCGGCGTCGTGCAGGGCTGCGCGCTGCGCCTCGGCGAGGACGTGCATGAGAACCTGGCGCAGGTCCAGATCGGCGGCAAGGCCGATGACGCCCCACCCGGCACGTATCAGGGGTCGCTGCTCGTCAAGGTCCGCACGAACATGGGGCCGGACGAGGACGGCATGCAGACCGGCCTCGCCATCACGCCGGCCTACGAAGGCCGCATCTGGGGCGGCCTGCCGAACAGCCCGGGGAACCTCGGCAAGCATGCGAACGCCGGCGACGATGGGCCTTACATCTGCCCCGGGCACGGCGGCACGGCGCCGACGCCAGGTCCGGAGCAAGTCGACACGCTGTGGGCGCCGGACGGCTCGGCCTTCACCCAACAGCAGGGGCCGCCCGACTTCAACTTCGTTACCTACACGACGTCGGTCCCGTTCTCGAAGGCGCCTGAGCATGTGGTCGCGATCTTCGATGCCGTGAGCACGGTCGCGCGGCTCACCGCCGCTGAGGCGACGCTGCGCGACTACGACGCGCGGCTCGACCGGCTCGAGCGCAAGCACCGCCCGCCAGGGAAGCGGACGCGGTGAGCCAGGTGGCGGAAGTCGCTGCGTGGATTGTCGCCGTCACCGTGACGCTGGTGTTGATCTGGCTGGGGGACCGGCGGTGATGACGTGGCAGACGGCGGCGCCGCGCGCGCGCGTCTGCGGGTTCTGCAGTCCGCCGCGGGTGATTCCGATCGGGGAACGCTACCTCGAGATCGGGACGCGGCCGGCCTCAATCCGCTGTCTCGACTGCGCAACGACGCGCTGGGGCCTCGAGCCACCCGCCGAGCTCGCGCGGCCGGAGGACACGAGCGGCAACGAGGCGTCGGACGCCCCGCCACGGGAACGCCCGTGGCTCGACTGGATGCCGCGCGACTGGAAGCAACGCGCGGCGGGGGAATGATGCGATGACCCGCAGGCCGCGCGTGGTTCGCCCGACACCGGACACTTACGCCGTGGTGGTGCGGCGGCTACGTTTCGATGAGGTGGCAGCCTTGCAGGCGTTGGTTAACCGTCGTCGTGCGGACATTCCGCCAGCTCTCTATGAAGCGGTGATTAAGGCGTGCGGATGTGCCATCGCGTTGCATGACCGGCGCGAAGAGGCAACCCAGCGAACAAAGGCATTACAGGCGAGGCAGGAAGAGGGCCGCCGACTGGCGTCGACCATCATCGAGGCGTGGAGGGATGGCCAGTCCGTTGGGCAGATTGCGAAGGCCTTGGGTCTAAGGACAGGCGCGGTGCAGTACCAAGTGGATCGTGATCGCAGACGGCGATTGTCCAACGCATTGCAGGCGAAATATGGCGACGCGAGCGTCTCGGGCGAGCAATTCAGGCAACTGAAAGCGGAATGCAGGAACCGGAGGGCGTATGCCGTTGAAGAGTGGCCGCTCGGAGAAAGTGATTCGCCAGAACATCCGCACTGAGGTCGCGCACGGGAAGCCGCACAAACAGGCGGTGGCGATCGCGCTGCGGAAGGCGGGCGTGCCGAAGAAGAGCCGGTAAACATGCCCGCTCGCCGGGCGTCTACAGTAGACGAAAATAGACCCGCGCGTCGACGCGCCAGCGAGGTGCCGAAACCGTCGTGCCCCTGGTGCGGCGGCACCCGCAGCGCGGTCTTTCGCTCGGCCTATGCCCCGTTCGGGGACGGCTACCTGCGCCGGCGGCAGTGCCGTGACTGCGGCCACGAATTCCCGACCATCGAGATCCTTGACGCGGAGCGGTTCGAACGGCAGCTGACGCTGGCTGGCCTGACGCTCCGCGACCTGGGCCTGACCCGCACGGCGCTGGGACGGGCGAGGTCCTTTCCGCAGTAGCGTCCCGCTAACTCGCCGCATTAGTACCAGCACCGCCCATTAGGGCGTGCGCACGATCAGGCCCGCGTGGCCGCAGGCAAGAAAACAGGCGGCCGCACTAAGGGCACCCCGAACAAGCGGACAGAGCAGGTCCGGACGTTTCTCGATCGCGTGTTCGAGCAGGCGTTCAGGTCCAAGGCGCTTGAGAAGAAGCTGGTCAAGAAGATCATCGCGCTCGAGTTGGACCCGCGGCTGCTGACGCTGCTGCTGCACTACTACGCGGGCCGCCCGGCGGTGGCGGTCGACCACACGGTCGAGGGCACCTTGACGCTGGCGCAAATCATCGCGGGCGAGGTGCCGGCGACCGAGCCCGAGGAGTAAGCCGATGCCGCTCACCGCGAAGGACAACGGCCCCGAGCTCAAGCCGGGGGACTACGTGAAGATGGAGTGGGTCATCTCGCGGGTCTTCCTCGACCAGGACGTGGTCATGGTGATCCGCCCTGGTACCGGGGGCCGGTCAGCCGCCTCGCCCCAGGTGGTGACGGTGCGGATTGGTACCGGGAAGACCTCGCTCAAACTCCTGCCGACCGGGGCGCCGCTCGCGCCCGGCACGCGCTGCCTGCTGCTCTGGCGGATCGCGCAGGTCTATCCCTCCACCGGGACAGTGCTGGTGGCGCGGACGGGCATCGGCGGCAGCATCGACATCCCGGCGGCCATTACCTGTACCGCCGGCGCGCTGGCGGCGGAGCTCGAATATGTCCCACCCGAGGACGTGAAGGCGCCGCTCCTGCTGACGCGCTCGGACGTGCCGTATGGCCTCGAGCGGGCCGTCGACCGGGAGGCCGCGACCGACGACATGCTGCCCTACACCTTTGAGTGGGGCGACTACGACTGGAGCGCGACCGTGGACCCGCCGCCGGTCCTGGTGGCCCTCGAGCCCGATCGCGTCCTGGCGGGGAGCCCCAATTTCACCCTCCGTGCGATCGGGGAGGCCTTCACGGTCGCCTCGACCATTCTCTGGGACGGGGTCGCGCTCGCCACCACGTTCGTGTCGCCGACCGAGCTCACCGCACCCATCAACATGGGACCCATCGGGGCTGACAGTATTGCGGTCACGGTGCGCAACGGGGACGGCGCCCAGAGTGCCCCGCTCACGTTCCTCGTCACGCCGCCCTGACGATGTGGGCAGTCCTGACGATGTGGGTCGGCCTGCTCGTCGTGGCAGGGCTCAGCGTGTTTGAGGCCGAACGCGCGGCCGCCGCGCGCCTGGCGTCGTGGCGCGAGCTGCCCTACGGCGCCTGCCGGTTCGTGCAGGACCAGTTCGGGGCGACGCCCGACCCGTGGCAGGAGCGGCTCCTCGTCGCCTTCGCCGACCCGACCATCCAGCGCATTTCGCTCCAGGCCTGCGCCGGCCCCGGCAAGACCTGCGGCGAGGCGTGGTGCGGCTGGTATTTCCTGGCGACCCAGGTGTCGCGGGACGGGGACGGGTTCGAACACCCGAAGGGGTTCGCGACCTCGATCACCGAGGTCAACCTGCGCGACAACCTCTGGGCCGAATTCGCCAAGTGGCAGGCGCGCTCCGACTACCTGCGCCAGGCGTTCACCTGGACGAAGGAACGCATCTTCCAGAACGACTTCCAGGCGACGTGGTTCCTGGTCGCGCGCACCTGGCCGAAGACGGGCACGGCGGACGAGCAGGGCCGCACGTTCTCGGGGCTCCACGGCAAGAACGTCCTCGTCCTGGTGGATGAGTCGGGCGCGATTCCGCCGACGGTCCTCCGCGCCGGCGAGCAGGCGCTCCCGAACACGCGGTTCGGGAAGATCCTGCAGGGCGGGAACCCCATCTCCTACGAAGGGATGCTCCACGAGGCGGCCGTCCGGCTCCGGCACCTGTGGCATGTGATCCGGGTGAGCGGGGATCCGGACGATCCCGAGGCCTGGGTGAATGCGCCGCGGGTGGCGGTGGCGCTGCCGGGGCAGCAGACGCCGGCTGAATGGGCCCGCGAGCAGATCCAGACCTACGGCCGCGAGAACCCGTGGGTCAAGGCCTACATCCTCGGCAAGTTCCCCGAGAAGAGCATCAACACGCTGCTGACGCTGGAGGAGGTCGAGGCGGCGATGGCGCGCGAGCTCGCCCCGCAGCAATACCAGGGCGGGCAGAAGCGGCTCGGGATCGACGTCGCGCGGTTCGGCGACGACCGGACCGTCATCTTCGCGCGGCAGGGATTGAACGCGCGGGTGAAATCCTCGCCCGTCGTCATGCGGGGCGCCCCGACGACCGACATCGCCGCCCGCGTCCTGATGGCGAAGGCGCGCTGGCAGTCCGAGGTGGAGCTGATTGACGACACGGGCCACTGGGGGCACGGCGTCCTCGACCAGCTGCGGGCGACCGGCGTGCCGGCGCTCGGCATCGTCTTCCACGCCCAGGCGATCAATCCCCGCTACCGGAACCGGCGGGCCGAGATGTGGCTCGAGATGGCCGAAGCGGTCAAGGGCGGCGTGGCGCTCCCGGCGCATGTCCCCGAGCTCGTCGCCGAGCTGACCACCCCGACCTACACCTTCGTCGGCGGCGCATTCGCGCTCGAGGAGAAGGACCAGGTCAAAAAGCGCCTCGGGCGCTCGCCGGACATCGCGGATGCCCTGGCGCTGACCTTCGCGATCCCTGACCAGCCGAACGAAGTGCTCGCGCGTCTGGCACAGGGCTCCATGGGCAAGGCCGACACCGACTACGACCCGTTCCGTCCAGGAGCGTCGTCGTGAGAGTGGCGCGCGGGCGGACTGACGCGGAGCTCGGGCAGGCCCTGTTTGGGCCGCCGGGAGATCTGGGCCTACTTGAGGCGGGGAACATCGATCTCCGCAAGCAGCCGCGCGTGAAGAACCCGGACGGCACGACGAGCACCGTGCGCTCGATGAGCATCAACGAGGACGGTATCGAGATTCTCATCCCGACCGTCGAACACGCCGGCAAAGGGCTGCTGAGCGACGAGGACGCCATCAAGCAGTGGCACCGCACGGGGAAGCATCTGGGCAAGTTCAAGACGCCCGAGGCGGCGACGGCGTACGCGAAACAACTGCACGAGGCGTATGCGCGCGGCGAGTACGACACGCCGGCGAAGGGATCAGGCCGATGACGGTGCGCCCGGCGACCGAGGCCGATGTGCCGGTGCTGATCGAGATGGGCTGTCGGTTCATTGCGTCGAGCCGGTATGCAGGCCTGATGGCCGCGGTGCCGGCGCAGCAGGCGCAGGTCACGGCGACGCTGCTGGCGCAGGGCGGCTGCTGGGTGCTCGAGGGACCCGAGGGCGTGGTCGGGATGCTTGGGCTGGTGCTCGCGCCGCTCCCGATGACCGGTGAACTGGCGGCCCTGGAGTGCATGTGGTGGGTCGAGCCCGGCTGGCGGCACGGCGCGTCCGCGCTGCAGATGTGGGAGGAGGGCGAGGCGTGGGCGCGGAACCAGGGCGCGACGTGCATCCAGATGATTCAACCGGTCGGGCAGGAGGCGCTCGGGGTGCTGTATCGGCGCCGCGGGTATGTCGCGGTGGAGACGACGTGGCAGAAGCCGCTGGCCGCCTGACGCGGAGGAGTGAGGACCATGGGCATGAACACGATGGCGGCGGTCGCTGGGGCCATGAAGGGCGCGACCACGCCGGTCACCGGCGGCAGGCCTGGCACCGTGGCCGATCAACTCAAGAAGCGGAAGAAGCAGCTCCAGGGCGCGGCGACGGCGGGCGCGGGCGACCTGTCGACCACGGGGCTACTCAGTGGCGGTGTGGCCGGGACGCACCTGGTCGGGCCGGCGATGCGCGCCGCGGGGCGCGGGTTCTTCGGGTACTGAGCCGATGCCGTCCTCGCAAGGTCGTCGTGTCGCGCCGCCGCGAGACGTGCTGGTGCTCGACCGACGCGGGCATGTCAGTCCGGCGTGGTCGCGCTACTTCGCGCAGCCGGCCATCGGGGTCGAGGGCGAGGGGGACGGCGGCGCCGGGGCGGACGGCTACTGGTCACCCATCACCGACGGCGTGACGCCGATCCCTGAGCTGCTCTACGACAGCAACGGCGATGTCGTCATGGGATTTGTGACGCCCTGATGCCGACGGTCCCTGACATTCATCGTCGCGGCACGCGCGCCGCCCAAGGGGCAGCGACGTCGCTCACCATCGGCACGCTCTGGTTCGTCACCGATGAGGGCGTCACCGAGCGGTGGACGGGCACCGTCTGGGAGAGCTGGAGCGGCGTCGCCGCGCACGCCGCCTCGCACGCGAGCGGGGGCAGTGACCCGGTCACGATCGCCGAGAGTCAGGTCACCGGCCTGACGGCGGCGCTCGCCGCGAAGGTCGCCACCACTGACCCGCGTCTGAGTGACGCGCGCACGCCGACCGCGCACGCCCCGACGCACAAGAGTGGCGGTAGCGATCCGATCAAGCTCGACGAGCTGGCCGCGCCCACCGATGTCACGACGCTCAACGCCACGGCCAGCGCGCATGGCCTGCTGCCGAAGCTCTCCGGCGTGGCGACCGATGTCTTCAAGGGCGATGGCACCTTCAGCGCGCCGGCCGGTGGAGCGCCGAGCGCGCATCACGGCTCGCATGAGACGGGCGGGGCCGATGCGATCGTGGCGCTCGATGCCGGCGTGCTGACGACCGGCACGATCGCCGCCGCGCGCCTGCCCCCGCGTCTCGGCACGATCGGGCTTGTCATCGACGGCGGCGGCAGCGTCATCACGACCGGCGTGAAGGGCTTCCTGCGTGTCCCGTTCGCCTGCACGATTCTCGCGGCAACCCTGCTCTCGACGGATGCGGCGGCCACGGCCGGCTCGATCGTCATCGACATTTGGAAGGACACCTACGCGAACTACCCGCCCACGGTCGCGGACACGATTACCGCCAGCGCCAAGCCGACGCTCGCCAGTGCGAACAAGAGCGAGGACACGACGCTCACCGGCTGGACGACCGCCGTGGCGGCCGGCGACGTGCTCGGCTTCACCGTCGACAGCATCGCCACGCTGACGCGCGTGGCGCTGTCGCTCACCGTCCAGGCGAGCTGACCCATGGCGCTGCAGTCGATCCCCGGCGGCGTCTGGATTCCGGAGGGCTTTACGGTCGGCGTGACGCCCGCGCTCGTCGCGACGGGCAACCTGAATGCGGCAGCGCACAAGACGGCCATGGTCGTCACCATTCCGAAGGCGGGGGCCGTCCGGAAAGTGATCTGGCGGACGGCGACGGTCTCGACGGGCGCCACGGTCGATGTGCGTCTGGAAACACTGGATGCGGCGGGCCTGCCGAGTGGCACGCTCTGGGGGGCGTCGACCAACGGCGCGCAAGTGGTCCTGGCGGCCGACGACAACACCACCTTCGCCACCGCGTTGACGGCCGACGCCACCGTCGCGCGGGGGGATGTGCTCGTGGTCGTCATTGCGAATAATGCCGGGGCGCCGGGGAACTTCTTCGTCGCGGCGGCGAGCATCAATAGCAGCATTGCCGGGGCCGCCGCGGAGCGGCATGCGTTCCAGTACCAGTTCACCACGGCGTGGGCGGTCGACGGCGGCATCGGGACGTGTGTGGCGCTGGAGTATAGCGACGGCTCGTATGCGCCCTTGGTGGGCGCACGGCCGCCCGGACTGGTCACGGCCACGAGCCTCTCGACGAGTACGTCGCCCGATGTCTTTGGCCTGCGGTTCCGGCTCCCGGTGGCGGCCAGCGTGGGCGGGGCGTGGGTGGCGATCGATGTGGACGGCCCCTGCGACGTGCGGCTGGTGTCGACCGCCTACAATCAAGCCGCCGCGACCGGCATCCTCACCAGTCTGACCGTCACCCGGGCGCGCAGCGCGACCACCGGCGGGGCCTACCGGGTCGTCTTTCCCAGTGCCGTGACGCTCACGGCGAACACCGATTACCGCCTCGTGGTCGAACCGACGACGACCACCGCGATTGCCGCGTACGACACGACCATGCAGTCGCTCGCGCAACTCGATGCCTGGCCCGGCGGGCGCGACTGGCATCTGACCACGGCGAAAGATCCGACGAGCGATGCGAGTTGGACCAACTACAACAGCGGGACGTTCCGGCGGCCGTTCATGGGGTTACTGCTCGAGGGCCTGGATGACGGGGCGGGCGTTGGCGGCGGCGAACACGCGCACGCCTTTATCGGAGGCCTCGCCTGATGCCACCCGCCCTCGCGCTCGCGCCGCGTGACACGGTCGCCTCGGGCCTCACCAAGCGCCAACGCTATGAGCAGACCAAGCAGGCGCTGCTGACGGAGCGGTCGAGCTTCGACAGCCACTGGCGCGAGCTCGGCGACTACTTCATGCCGCGGCGCACGCGGTTCGTGGTGACCGACCGCAACAAGGGCGACCGGCGCTCGCAGAAGATCATCGACTCGACGCCGCGCTTCGCGGCGCGCACCCTCTCGTCCGGGCTCCATGCCGGGCTCACGTCGCCGGCGCGGCCGTGGCTCAAGCTCGAGACCCCCGACCAGGACCTGAACACCTACGGACCGGTCAAGGAGTGGTTGCACACCGTCACGCAGCGCATGCTGGCGCTCTTCCAGAAGAGCAACCTCTACAACGTGTTGCCGATGGCCTATCTCGACATGGGCATCTTCGGCACGGCCGCCTTCGCCGGCTTCGAGGACCGCGAGGCGGCGCTGCGCTTCTATTCGTATCCGGTCGGCAGCTACGTGGTCGGCCTCGATGACCGGCTGATGCCGCAGACCTTCATTCGCGAGTATCAGCTCTCGGTCGCCCAGACGGTCGAAGCGTTCGCGGTGCGCGACCCGGCGCGGCGCGACATCGACTGGTCGATGGTGTCGGTGTCGGTCAAGAACCTCTGGGACACCGGCAACTACACGGCGCCGGTGGACATCACCTGGGTGGTCACGCGGAACCTTGAGGAGTATCGCCCCGGGGCGCTCGACGCGCGCTTCCGCTTCCCTTACCGGTCGTGTCACTACGAGAGCGGGCGCACGGACGCCGATTTCGGGAACGCCTACGGCCTGCTGCGCGAAAGTGGCTTCCGCGTGTTCCCGGTGTTCGTGCCGCGCTGGGACGTGACCGGCGAGGACACCTACGGGACCGATTCGCCCGGCATGACGACGCTCGGCGACGCCAAGCAGCTGCAGCTCATGCAGCAGCACAAGGCCAAGGCGATTGCCAAAGCGATCGATCCGCCACTCAAGGGGCCGCACGAACTGAAGACCGCGAAGGTGTCCCTCATCCCCGGCGGCGTCACCTACGTCGAGGACCCGCGCACCGGCGGCAGCAGCGCCGGCCTCTCACCCATTCACGAAGTGCGGCTCGAGGGCCTGGGGTTCCTGATTCAGGACATGGCCGAGACGCGCGAGCGCGTGTCGCGCGGCTTCTTCGAGGACCTCTTTCTCATGCTGGCGCTCTCGCCCTACGGCCAGCGCGGCGGCACGCCGATCACGGCGCGCGAGGTCGAGGAGCGGCACGAAGAGAAGCTGCTGGCGCTCGGCCCGGTGCTCGAGCGGCTCAACGACGAACTGCTCGACCCGCTGGTCGATCGCACGTTCTACATCATGCTCGACCACGGGCTGATTCCGCCGCCGCCCGACGAGATGATCGGCGTCGACCTGCGCGTGGAATACATCTCGATCCTCTCGCAGGCGCAGAAGCTGGTCGGCGTGAGCGGCCATGACCGGTTCCTGCAAGCCTCGATGCTGCTGCAGCAGGCCTACCCCGAGGTGCGGCACAAGGTCAACGCGTTCAGGGCCGTCGACGACTACGCGCAGATGCTCGGGGTCGACCCGCACATCGTGCGCGAGGACGAGGAAGCGCAGGCGCTGTGGGATGCCGAGCAGCAGGCCGCTGCGCAGGCGGCGCAGGCCGAGCAGGCGAAGACCATGGCGCAGAGTGCGCAGGCGCTCGGGCAGACGCCGGTGCAGGGCGGCACCAGCACCGCGCTCGATGAGATGGCGGCGGCGATGTCGCCGGTCGCGTAACGAGGAGGATGCCATGGCGCTCGTGAAGTTGATCCGATTGAACGAGGCGTTCAACGAGAACGGCGAAATCCACGTCAACCCACTGCAACTCGTGGCGGTCATCGGCGAGGACACGGCGCCGAATGTGCGCGTGGTGACCACCGGCGGGTCGTTCGACGTCGCGCAGCCGCAGGGCGAAGGCACGACCTCGGTGCGCGCGCAGCTGAGCGCCTAAGTCGGCGTGGAGGAGTTCACCTACAACGCCAACGACCCAGAGCAGGTTGCTTGGGTGCAGGGTCGGCAGCGCGAGCGCGAGCTCCGGCTGCAGGCGTTGTGGAAGTGGGTGCTCGACCATCCGATGGGGCGCGAGTTTCTGATGGAAGTGCTGTTCCTCGAGACGGGGCCGTTCAACGCGGTCGTGAACACGCCGCCGGAGCAGACCTACGGGCAGGTCGCGCTGCACAACCTCGGGCGCAGTTGGTTGACCGAGTACGTGTGGCGCTTCCGCGACAAGTACACGCAGATGGTGGCCGAGGCGCTGACGCGGGCGGACCTCGATCGCAAGTCGCGCGAGGCCAAACAGCTCGAGTGGGCGCAGCGGAAAAACCGCGAGGCGATGGGTAACGAAGGAGTGCAGGAATGAGTGACCAGGCAGCGACCCCGAGCGGCAACGCCGGAGCGGGGCAGGCGGCCAGTGCGCAGCAGGGCGCAGGAAGCGCGACGGGACAGTCAGCACCCCAAAGCGGCCAAGGCCAGACGACCGGCCAGGGGCAACAGGGGGACGGCTCGGGGACCGCGCAGCAGACCGGGACCACCACCGCGACAGCCGCGGCGACGACCACCACGGCCGACGCCCCGCCGACCGCGACGGTGCCGGAGCGATACGAGTTACGCCTGCCGGAGCAGAGCCTGCTCGACCAGTCTGACATCGACGTCGTCGCGAACCTCGCGAAGACGAAGGGCTGGACGAACGAGCAGGCTCAGGCGGCGCTGACCGAGATGCACACCACGCTCTCGGAGCAGGCGACGCGCTTCCGTGCCGAGCTCGACGCGGACCCCGAGGTCGGCGGCGCCCATCTCGAGCAAGCGCAGATGTTCGCACTGCGCGCGCTCGATCGCTTCTTCCCCGCCAGCGAGGAGGACGGCAAGGCGTTCCGCCACGTCATGAACAAGAGCGGGTGGGGCAACAACAGGTTGCTTGTGAAATTCCTCTCCCGCATTGGCAAGGCGATGAGCGAGGACCAGCCAGGCAGCGGGGCGACCGGTCGCGTCTTCACCCAGAGCACGCGGTCCCAGGCGGACCGGCTGTTCGGGGACGCGAGCGGCATTCGCCCGCCCACCTGACGCGGCGCGCGCGTCGCCGGGAGTGAAGGCCCATGGCCCTACTGGCGGCACAGAACCCGACGTTGCTGGACCTGGCCCAGGTGCTCGGTCCGGACGACAAGGTGGCGACGATTATCGAGATTCTCAACCAGACGAACGAGATTCTCGACGACATGGTGACGATCGAAGGGAACCTCCTGACGGGTCACCAGACGACGGTGCGGACCGGCATCCCCGCGCCGACGTGGAGAAAGCTCTATGGCGGCGTGCAGCCGACCAAGAGCACGTCGGTGAAGATCACCGACGCGTGCGGCATGCTCGAGAACTATGCCGAGGTCGACAAGGCGCTGGCGGATCTGAACGGCAACACGGCGGCGTTCCGGCTCTCGGAGAACCGGCCGATCCTCGAGGGGTTCAACCAGGAGGTGGCGCAGAGCCTCTTCTACGCGAACGAGGACAACGAGCCCGAGGCGTTCACCGGGCTCGCGCCGCGGTTCAACACGACGGTCGCGGTCGAGAACGCGCAGAACATCATCAAGGCGGGCGGCGCTGGCAGCGATAACACCAGCGTCTGGCTCGTCGTCTGGGGCGAGAACACGGTCCATGCGATCTACCCGAAGGGGAGCCGCGGCGGGTTCTACATGGAGGACAAGGGCCAGCAGACGATCGAGAACGTCGACGGCAGCGGCGGCCGGATGGAAGCCTACCGGACGCACTACCGCTGGGACATCGGCCTCTCGGTGCGCGACTGGCGCTACGTCGTCCGCATCGCCAACATCGACCTGTCGGACCTGACGAAGACCGGCTCGACCGGCGCGGACCTGATCGACCTGATGACGCAGGCGCTCGAGCTGGTGCAGTCGCTCAACATGGGCAAGCCGGCGTTCTACGCGAACCGGACCGTGAAGAGCTTCCTGCGGCGGCAGATCGTGAACAAGGTGGCCGGCTCCACGCTGCAGATGGAGCAAGTGGCCGGCAAGCACGTACTCACGTTCGACGGCGTGCCGGTGCGGCGGTGCGATGCGCTCGTCAACAACGAGGCCCTCGTCCCGTAAGGGCCGCAGGAAAGGAGCAGACCCATGATTCTTGACGAGCGATGCGAATTCGCCGATGCCCTGGCGCTGGGCCTCTCGACCGGGCGCGCCAATCTCGGCGACCAGATCCCCCTCACGGTGGCGCGCAATGTCGGGTCCCCGCCGCGCCCGCTCTACTTCGTCGTCCAGGTGACCACCGCGATCACCGGGCCGACCAGCGTGGCGTTTGAACTGGTGAGCGATACCAGCAACCCGCCGCTGACCGATGGCACGGCGACGGTGCATGTCGCCTCGCGGTCGGTGCCGGTGGCGTCGCTGACGGCCGGCACGGTGGTGTGCTGCATCCCCCTGCCGGGGGAGCCGCCCGCCTACGAGACGATCCTCGGCGTGCAGCAGAACGTCACCGGGTCGGCGGTCGGTGCCGGCGCGGTCAATGCGTTCCTGACGCACGACCCGAAGCAGTGGAAGGCGTACCCGGACGCCATCTAGTCAACCCGAGTGAAGCCGGACGGGTCCAACTTGCATCCAAGTTGGATCCGCTCCCCGGCGGAGACACGTTCATGACCGACCAGTCCCTGCGCGTGCGCGCAACGAAGATGGTGTTCTACGGCGGGATGCGCATCCGCCCCGGGGTCACCTTCACGCTGACGGACCCGGCCCACTTCTCGGCGTCCTCGATGGCGCGCGTGCCGCCGGAGACGCCGGACACCTTGGCGGCGGCCGTTGAGGCCTCGCCGAAACAGCGGGGCGAGGGGGGCGTCACGCTCAAGCAGAAGCGGGCCCATGTGAAGACCGCACCGGGGGTCATCGATCCGGACCCCGGCATCTGACACGACCCGTAGAGCAGGCGCGCGATGGCGAAGACGCAGATTCTCGAATACACGGTCTGGCTACGGGATGCCGCGCTCGTGGCGAGCCTCCAGGCCGAGATCGCCGACGGCCCGCCCGGCCCGGTGCTCTCGGAGGTGCTCGGTCCGACGCGACTGATTAAGCTCCCGCTCGGCGGCTACGGCTGCTCGACCGCGCCCTACTACGCGGGCATCGAGTTCGACATCGCGGCCGGCGGCGACGGGGTGCCGGGCTTGCCGCAGATTGAGAGTGGGCAGGCCACGCCGGCCACGGGGCTCGGCTACATCACCTCGCCGTGGTTCACGCCGGATAACGGCTTCCCGCGCACGCTCTACACGTTCAAAATTTCCGAAGGCTGGTGGATCTTCGGCCGCGAGACGACGTTCTACTGGGCGGGCCAGGTGGCGCTCGCGCCCGGGTCGGTGGTCATCATCGGCACGCCGGGCGAAGACATCCCCGGTGCCTCAGGCGGGTTCTCGCGGCGCTACTGGCTCCACGGCGCCGAGTTCCCGATCGCCGGCGACCAGGCCGGGACCGGTGGGGTGCCGACGCTGACGAAACACTCGCCCGCCGCGTCGCGCACCGGCGATGGGCTCGGGCAGCGCAACATCAGCACGGCGGCGTATCTCGGCGGGTATGACGAATACCTCCTGAGCGGCCTGCGCCCCGCCGTGACCGACTGCCAGGACCTCTGGCAGCGGTTCTACATTCGGCCGCTCCGGTTCGGCTCGAGCACCGTGCGCTTCTGGCAGACGACGGAAACCAACGGGGGCAAGGGCTTCTCGATCGGCCTCACGGCGACGGGGCAATTCGCGCTCTTCCACGACCCCGACGCGAATATGAGTGTGCCCGCGGTGCTCATCCAAACGTTCGGCCAGGCCGTGCTCCACCAGTGGACGCGCCTCGACTGTCTGCTGCATTGCACCGGGCTCAAGAACGTCTCGATTGACGTGCGGATCAACGGCGTGCCGCTCGCCACGGGAGCGTATCTCGCCCCGTTCAATGACGCGACGCGGCACTGGACCACGGCGCGGCTCGGCTGGGGGGTCCACGCCCTCGGCCCGGCGGGCATCGCCACGAGCGATCATGAGTTCGACCTGGACGACTGGATCGGTGCCGCGGTGCCCCTGGCCCAGTCGGCCAATGTCCCGGCGTGGTCGAGCGCCACGCCCTACGCGGTGGGCGCGGTCGTGCGCCATGGCGGCCTGACGTATGTCGCGACCGCGGCCTCGACGAACCAGCCGCCCGGCGGCGCGAGCAATGCGTACTGGGCCCTGGTCGGCGATTCGTCCGATCTGGCGCAAGGCTCGCACCTGGTGCGCGTGGCCCCCGATGCCTTCGGCGCCGGCCATGATCCCGCGTGGGTCGGCGACCTGCGTACGTTGCAGCACCGCCTGCACGGGTACGGCACGCCCCCGGCGCCGCTGACCTGCGCGACGGCCAACGCACGCCTCGAGGTCACGCTGCCGATGGCGACCGTGATCGATAGTATCCCCACCAGCCTGGGGTGGATCGCCCTCCGGGTGGTCGTCCTGTCGCAGCGAGGTACCACGGATGGCACGCTCGGCTATCAAATCGGTGCCGCCGCGGCCGTCGATACGCCGATCGTGGAAAGCACCCTCGCCGCGCACACCTACGAGGCGATCACCGGGACGATTCTCGGGGCGGCGCCGCTCACCGGCGAGAGCCTGACGCTCCGCTACACGAAGGGGAACGACAGCGGGGCGGGCGCGTGCGCCCTGCTCGGGGCGGTCGTCGAGCTCGTCGGGGCGTTCGGGCCGGAAGACGGCCAGCCGACGGCCGGGGCGCTCACGTTCCCGCGGGATGCCGTCACGCATCTGAATCAACATCCGTGGTCGCCGTGGGCGCGCGATGTCATCCCGCTCGGGCCGGTGCTGATTGTGGGGGGCACCTATGTCGGCACGGGCACCGGCCTCGACTTGCCGTTCAAGCTGCCACCGGCGTGGCTCCTGATTCGGGAAGCCGCCGCCACCAACCACGTCATCCGCTGGTGGCCCTCCATGCTCGGCTCGCATTACGACGGCGAGGGCTCGTTTGTGATCGGGCACGGCTCGCGGCTCCTGCATCATGAGCGCGACTACAGCTTCGTGCCCGCGGGGCCCACGGCCGATCAGCAGATGTCGTTTCGGGTCCGCCTCGGCGGGGGGTCCGGGGCGAGCAGCGGCTCCATTAACACCAGCGGCGTGACCTATCAGTATTGCGCGCTGCTCGATCCCGCGGGCCGGTTCTCGCGGGCCTTCGCCACCATGCTGCGCGAGGCGGGCAGCACCAGCGTGCTGGGGGTGCCGCGCAGTTGGCCGCTCGATGACCCGGCCTTTCTGGCTGAGGTGGCGGTGGCCTACACCGAGTCCATCGCCGTGGGCGCGGCCCCGGAGTGCCTCTGGAAGACGCCCGCCCACGCGGTCGATGCGGCGCAAGTGATCGATGCCGCGGTGCTCCCGGATGCGCTGACGTTTGGCACCGGCGAGCTCACGCTCCGTGCCGGGCTCGTGCCTGACGCCGACTCCGCGGAAAACCTGGCGATGCTCCTGTTCCGGCGCAACGACGGCAACCTCGACGCGAACGGCAAGGTGCTGTTCACGGGCACCTATGTCGGGGACGGGGCGGCGAGCCGCACCATCACGTTCGGGGCGACGGGGCGCCGACCGCTCTACGCGATGGTCGGCGCCACGACCGCGAGCACTGCCTATCATCGCGACCCAAGTCATGTGGGCACCAACAGCAGTCAGGCCCTCGGCGCCGCCTCGGGGGGTGTCGCGACGGCCATTACCGGCGGGGGGCCGGACAGCTTCACCGTGGGGACCAGCCTGAACGCCAACGGCGTCACCTACGGGTATTGGGGCCTCTACGGCGGCACCGAGGCGTGCGAGAACGGCTGGAGCTGCAACGGCGAGCATGTGCCGGTGCCGAGTGATTCGCCCAAGCCGCCGCCGTGGGATGAGCCGGTTCCTGACCCCGAACCGGAAGAGCCCGAGGAACCCGAGGAGCCTGAGGAACCGGGGGAACCGGGCGACGACCCGACCGACCCCGGCGGGCCCGGTAGCGACATTGAGGCGGATTGCGTCAATGCCTCGACCCGGATCGTGAACCTCGCCCTCGCCGAGATTGGCATCACGAAGGTGATCGTCAGCCTCGGCGTCAACGAGGACGGCGACTGGATCGACACGTCCCAGGAAGCCTACACGGCGCGCCTCATCTACCGGACGCTCGTCGACACCGTGCTGCGCGACTACCCGTGGTCGTTCGCCACCGAATACGCGACGCTCGTCCTGGTCGGCGGCACGCCCACCGAGAAGGTCAACCCCGACTGGCGCTACAGTTATCGGCTCCCGTCTGACTGTCTCCGCGTGCGGCGGGTGTGCGACCCGGCGCTGGCGCGGCAGTACACCGACACCCCGGTCCCCTTCGATGTGCGCGCGGACCTGTCGGTCAATGCCGCCGGCCAGCTGCTCGGGCGGTCCGACCTGCTGCTCTGCAACGAGCCGGAGACCTATCTGCAGGCGGGCGACCCGCTCATCGTCGAATACACCCGGCGCGTGCGGTGCCCGGCGCGCTCGGGCGATGCGCAGTTCCGCGAGTGCCTGGTGCATCGGCTCGCCGCCGGCCTGGCGAAAGGGCTGGCGCGCGACAGCAAGGATGCGGACCGGTGTCTCCGCAACTACGAAGTGCGCCTGCCGAAGGCGAAGACGCAGCACGCCAACGACGAGGAGCCGCAGCAACCGACCGACGGGTTACCGGACTGGATCAAGGGCCGGTAGATGGGCGAGCCCGTCATCCAGCGCGCGTTCGCGCACGGGGAGCTCGACCCGGGGCTCTCCGCGCGCGGCGACCTCACGGCCTACGCGCAAGGGCTGCGGACCTGCCGGAATTTCATCGTGCGGCGGTCAGGCGGCGTGCAGTCCCGGCCGGGCCTCGAGCACATCGCCACCACGAAGCTCCCAACCCAGACGTCGTGGCTCTTCGCGTTCATTTTCGCTGGGGCCGACGATAGCTACGTGGTCGAGGCGGGCGACTTCTACTTCCGCTTTCATCACCGGCTGCGCGGCATGGTGCTCGAACTCACCACCCCGTACCCGAAACATGCGCTCTTCCCGCCCGACCCGCTGTGCTGGGCGCAGTCCGAAGGGGTGGTGTCGCTCACCCACTTGAACTACCCACCGCAGGAGCTGACCTACGGCGGGCCGGACACCTTCACGCTGGCGCCGGTCGTGATTAGCCCCGGCATCGATGCGCCGAACGTCCATACGGCGACGGCGGGGGCGGCCGGCACGCTCACCCTACACTACAAGGTCACGGCGGTGAAGGTGAACACCTACGAGGAGTCACTGCCCTCGGCCGCCTCGGGCGAGCTGCCGGCGACGAAAATGGGCACGCCGGAGGCGCCCAACGTCATCGAGTGGGACACGGTGCCAGGCGCGGTCGAATACAAGGTCTACCGCGATGACGGGGCGAACAAGACGTTTGGCTACATCGGCACCGCCACCGGCCAGGACACCGACCACTTCAACGACATCGGCCTGGCCCCGGACTATGCGTTCACGCCGCCGCAGCCGCGCGTCGGGCTCTTCGCCGCGCCGCTCGCGTATCCGGCGGTGACCGCCATGCACCAGCAGCGGCGCGTCTACGTCGGCACCCATCTCCGGCGCGACATCGCGCACGCGTCGCGGACGGGGCTCCCGTCGAACTTCACCTTCCGCAGCCCGATGCAAGACGATGACGCCGTCACCTGGCGCACGGTGTCGCGCGACTACCAGGTCGTGCGTCACATTCTCAGCCTCGGGCCGCTCATTCTCCTCAGCGACCGCGGCGAGTGGGTCATCCGCGGCGACAGTGACGGCGGGCTCACGCCGACCACCATCTACCCGGAGCAGCAGGGCTACGTCGGGGCCGGCTACGCGACGCCGGTCATCTACGGCGAGCGCGTGCTGTTCGTGCAGGCGCGCGACACGGTGGTGCGGGAGTTCACGTTCAACCGGGACGTCGAAGGGCTGAGCGGGCGCGACCTGACGCGCGAGGCGGCGCACCTCTTCCGCGGGCACCGCATCGTCTCGATGGCGTTTGCGCTCGTGCCGGACGCGATTCTCTGGTGCGTGCGCGACGACGGCGTGCTACTCGGCCTGACGTATATTCCCGACGAAGATGTGCTCGCGTGGCATCGCCACGATACCGAGGATGGCTTGTTCGAGTCGGTGGTCGTCGTCCCCGAGCCGGAGGAGGATGCCGTCTACGTGATCGTGAACCGGGACGGCACGCGCACGCTCGAACGGCTCGGGGTCCGCGATGACCTCGAGGTCGCCGCGACGCTCGACCAGATGGTGCGCATCCGCACCGCCCCGATCCGCACGGTGACGACGGGCCTCGCGCATCTCGCCGGCCAGGCGGTGCGCGTGGTGGCGGACGGGCAGGCCCTCCGGAGCCATGTCACCGTCGACGGCCAGCTCACGCTCCCCACGCCGGCCGCGGTCATCGATGTCGGGCTCCCGATCACGGCGGACCTCGAGACGCTCGAGCTCGACGTCGCGGGCGCGGACGTGCGCGACCGGCGCAAGAAGGTGACGAGCCTCGCGATCCTCGTCGAGGCCAGCCGGCAGAACTTCTTCGCCGGCCCGGACGTGGATCATCTGCGGCCGGTGCGCGCGGCGCAGTGGCAGGATGCGGACGCCCCATTCACCGGGCGGGTCGAGCTCGTGCCGACCGGCACCTTCAATGACGAAGGCCGCGTGTTCCTGCGGCATACCGCGCCGACCACACTGACCGTGCTGGGCCTGCTCCCGAACGTCGACGTCGGAGGGTAACGCCATGGCTGCACTCACCGCCCTCGCGATCGGGCTCGCCGTCGGCGGCACGGCCCTCCGCGCCGTGGCCCAGACCAAGGCGGCCAAAGAGCAGCAGCGCGTCGCCGAGTATCAGGCGAAGCAGGCGGAGTTCAACGCCGAACAGGCGCTTGAGCAGGCGACCGATGTCAGCCGCCGCGGCGAGGAAACCGCCAGCGCGCATCGCCGCGAGGTGCGCCGGCTCATCGGCCGGCAGGTCGCCGGCTACGGGGCGCAAGGCATCGATGTCTCGCTCGGCACCGCGCGCGAGCTGCCGCAGCAGGCCGAGGCGCTGCTGCAGAGTGACCTCGATCGGCTCAAGCGCAACGCCGAACGCGAGGCGCTCGGGTTCAAGAGCGAAGCCGCGAACCTGCGCGAGGAAGCGAAGTTCCTGCGCAAGGGCGGGCAGTATGCGCGGTCAGCGGGGCGCTGGAACGTCGCCAGCACGATCCTCGGGGGCGGCGCGGACACCGCCTTGATGGCGCACCGGTTCTATGGGAACAGGAAAGCGCCGGGGACGCCGGCACCGGGATCAGGAGGGTATGAGTAGATGCCTCGCGTCGAAGCCTACGGCGGCGACCAGGTCCGCACCGCGCCGCTCCCCCGGATGCGCCGCACGGCGACGCCGCCGGTGCCGACCGCCGATGTCTTCGGCGGACAGGTCGGGCAGACCCTCACGCAGGCGGGGACAGTGCTCGGCCAGATTGCGGAGGAGCAGCAGAAGCGCGCGAACGAGCACTTCGCCACCACCGTCGATACGCAGCTGAACCAGCTCTATCAGGTCCAGGGGCTGGGCACTGACCGTGGCCCCTCCGGCACCCGGGGGCTGCTGACGATGACCGGCATGGAGCCGCAGGAGAAGTTCGAAGACAACCTCAAGGACTACGACGCGCAGACGGCGGAGATTCTCAAGCAGGCGAAGAACCCCGAGCAGCGCCTGATCGGCGAGCGGATGGTCAACCAGGCGCGCGCCCGCTACGTCGACAGCGCGATGCGGCACGCCAGCGCCGAGTATGCGCAGGCGGAAACCGGGCAGAAGCAGGCGCAGCTGAAAAGCACGATCAACCTGGCTGGGGCCGCCGCCGGCACGCCTGGCGGGCAGGAAGTGATCGACGAGAAGCTCCTGCGGATCGAAGAAATCATCTGGTATTCGGGCGACAAACTGGGGCTGCACACTGACGACGAGAAACGGGTCGCGATGGCCGAGGCGCAGTCGGCGGTGCATGTGCTCGCCGTCGAGAAGCTCCTCTCGAGCGACAAGGTGCCGCAGGCGCAGGCCTACTTCGACCGCGTCATGGCGCCGTCGCCCGGGTATCCGCAAGGGGAGATTCTCGAGAACCAGGCGAAGGACCTGCGCACGAAGCTCGATGTCAACACGACCGATGCCTGGGGGTTGATGTCTGCCCAGGAGGCTTGGAAGGAATTCAAGGGCCCGAAACCCGGCGACCCCAATGCGCCCGTGCGCATCGCGGAGATGATCGACTACGTCACCACGAAGGCGGGCACCGATACCAAGAAGCGGAACGCCGCCGTGGCCTATCTGCGGGACATGGAAAGCGCGGTTGAGGGGCAGCGCGCCAATCAAGAAGAGGCGAACAAGGGCACGCTCTACAACATGTTTCAGCAGAAGATCCCGCTCGTCACCCTGCGGGAGACGCCGGCGTGGAAGAACGCCTCGGAGGGCTTGCAGGGCGAGATCCGGAACCTCTACGACCAACGGGCCCGGCAAGAGCTCGCTGACCAGCGCGCCGCCGAATCTGCCGCACGCGAGCGGGAGGGCGACGATGTCCGCGCCTACCGCCTTGACCAGGACCGCCGTGCAATCCGCGGCAATGCCACCTACGAGCGGCTATCGACGGATCCCGCCATGCTCGCCAACATGTCTCCTAGCGCGCTGCAGGCGGAACTCGCCGCCAACCCGGTGAGCGACGCACAACGCCAGAGGCTGCTTGAGCTTCAGCAGTCCATCCAGGCCAGCGTCGAGAACCTGACCGCCGCCAACACCGACAACGACATGTTCAAGCAGGAGGCCTACCGCGCCGGCGAAAACTACGTCTACAACACCAACCCGAACGAAACCCAGCGCGCCCGGCTCGGGAATTTGCGCAGCCGCGTCGATGCCGCCATCGCGCAGGAGGAAGTGGCTGTCAGCCGGGGGAAGGGCCACAAGGTGCGGCTCAGCGTCGAGGCGCAACGGCAGGTCATGCGACGGGTGTTGGCCGAGACAGTCATGGTGGACCGCGGCTACTGGTATGGCGGCACGGTCGAGATGGCGCGTGCGCTGGTCGTGAATGCGGAGGACCGGGCCAACGTGCGGATGCCGCTCGCGAAGATCCCGCCGGACGAGGTCACCAAGGCGGTCAACATCATCCGTTCGAACCGGCCGTCGCTCCAACGGAAAGACGACGCCGCGATCATCAGGGAGTACCAGCGCATCATCGAGCGGGCCTACGGCGCCTACATCACGGACCAGGGGGACGAAGAGGTTATGAAGCGCCTGCAGGAGAACCCGTAGGGGTGGCGCAGCAGTCGTCGATCTTCGGCCCGGTCTTCCCAACGGAAGCCGAGCCGCCCGCCCCGGCGCCGAGCGCGCCCGGCGGACCCCTGCAGCTGCCGCCGTCGTCCATCTTCGGCGGTCCGGCCACCGATGAGCAGCTCGCGCAGCGCGTCGGCGAGGCGCGCACCGCGAGCCCCGACACCGCCGCCCGCATCTGGACCCTGCAGCAGAAGACCGGCCTGCCCGGGCCGGTCATTGCCGACCATCTCGACGAGATCGAGCGCGAGGTCGCGCAGCGCAACTTCGATGCGGCGAAGTTCCGGCGGGAGAGCCCGCACCTCGCGGCGTGGCTGCAGGAGGACGAGCAGCAGGCGGCCATCGCCAACGATGACCTCGCCAACCTGGGCCTGCTCGAGTGGCTGGTCACGGCCCCGCAGCGGGCCTTCGCGCGCGGCCAGGCGCAGGTCGAACTGTCCCAGCTGCGGACTCGGATGCTGTTCGGGACGCCGCTCACGGCGGCGGAGCACCGGCGGCTGGCCGAGCTCAAGACCGCCATGGGGGCCGGCGGGGAGCTCGGCGTTGGCGATGCCTGGTTCCGAAAAGCCGTGACTGGAACATCCGAACTGCTGCCGATCCTGTGGGGCGGCACGCTCAAGGGCGCGGAACGCGCCGCGATCGCCGGACCGACAGCAGGCACGATGGCGGCGATAGGGGCGCCGCTCACCGGACCGGCCACGATCTTCACCGTGCCAGCCATGACGGGGGGTGGCGTGGCGGCCGGGTTCCTGGCCGGCGGCGTGGAATTCGGGTTCCAGCTCGAGGCGGGCCTCGCCTACGACGAATTCCTCGACGTCAAGGATGAGCTCGGCCACACGATTGACCCCGAGGTCGCCCGCGTCGCCGCGATCGGGGTGGGCGTCGTCAATTCGGCCCTTGAGGCCTACGGCCTCGGCAAGCTCGCGGCTTTGCTCCCGGGTGGTAAGCAAGTCGTCGCGGCGTTCGCCCGCCCCGCCGTCAAGGCGGCACTCCGGTCCCCGACCGTCCGTGCCGCCTTGGCGAAGGCGGCGAAAGCCTACACCGGCAACCTGACGCTCGAGACGGCCGTTGAGCTAGTGCAGGAACTGTCCACGATTCTCGGGGGCGAAGCCGCGAAGGCCGCGAGCGGCGTGGAAGGGGCCACTGGGGAGGAGGTCGCCGGTCGGCTCAGCGAGACCGCCGTGCAGTCCGCGTTGTCGTTCACGCTGCTCTCGGCCGTGGGCCCGGCCGCCGGGGTCCGCGGCGACCTGCGGGCGGCCCGCCAGGCCGAGCACAACCAGACGTTCTTTACCGCCTTGGGCGAAGGCGTCGCGCAGTCGAAGACGGCCGGCCGCAGTCCGGACGCGGTGCAGTCGTTCCTCGCCAAGGCCACCAAGGACGGGCCGCTCGCCGACGTCTACGCGCCCGTCGAGAGCTGGACGACGTACTGGCAGTCCCAGAACCTCGACCCGGCCGAGATGGCGACGGAGGTCACGGGCGATAGCGAGGCCTACGCGCGCGCCGTGCGGGAAGGCACCGACCTGGTGATTCCGACCGCCCGGTATGCGGCGAAGCTCGCCGGCACCGAGCACAACGCCTTCTTCGCCCAGGAACTGCGCACCGATCCCAACGCGCCCAACTTCCGCGAGGCCAAAGCGATCCGCGCGGCCGTCGAGGCGCGCATGAAAGCCGCCGCGGCGGAAGCGGAGCAGACGCCGGACGCCTCAGCGGCACGCCAGGCGTTACTCACCCAGCTCGAGGCGAAAGGCCTCGCGCCGGACGAGGCGGCCCGCGTGGCTGACCTGCACGGATCCATCGTCGGGGCGATCGGGGAGCGCGCCGGGCGGCCCGAGGCGGAGCTCGTCGCGGACTATCCGATTGCCGTCACCCGCCCGGGGTTCGAAGGGTTCGAAACGACCGAGCCGATGGGGGGCATTCCCCCCAGCACCGCCCCGGCCACTGAAACACCGGAGCAACGCGGCGCCCGCCGCGCCGGCCACTACGCGGCGCTGACGCGGTCGATTGTGCGCGACGCCGTTGCCCAGGACCCCAACGTCGACGTCGAGGCGCTGCAAGACCAGATTGCCTTCCGGCTCGCCATGCACGAAGCCGGGCAGGAGTCGCTGGCCGCGAGCGGCGAGGATCCCGGCAACCTGCTACGGGCGGTTGCCGCCGAAGGTGGGCTCTGGTGGGATCCGCGAACGGAAGGCGAACGCGGCGAAGTCGAGGACCTGATGGCGCGCGGGGTGGATTCCCGGCAGCGCGCCTCGGTGCTCGATCCGAGAACGGGCAAACGGCGGGTGGTCGGGGCGCAAACGTGGCGGGGCGTCGCCGGGGTGTTCAAGGAGGGCGGCAAGTCGCCGGACGCCATGCTCGAGGCCTTGCGCCAGGACCCGCGGTTCGAACATCTCACCGATTTCCACGACCTGTTCGATGCCTTGGGGCGTGCGCTGTCCGAGCGCGCCGTGCAGGTCGATCCCAACCGGTTCCCAGGCACTGAGGACCTGGCGTCGCAGCTCGGCATCCGGCTGGGCGAGCGATGGTGGGAGCAGACCGGGCGCCGACGCACCGCAACGGCGGAGGATGTGGCCGCCGGCGAGGCGGGTGAGGTCGGTGATGCCGTCGAGACCGGCGAGGGCGATACGTCGTTCGACTTCTCGCAGGGAGCAGTCGAAGACCCGGCCTTGGTCGCCGCACGGGCGGCACGGGAGGAAGCACGGGCCAAGGTCGATCAGGTTGTCGAGGCGATTGACCGCGACACGCGGGCCAGTCACGTCGGGCAAATGTGGGGCGGGCCGGCGCCGCAGGCGGCCTCGTTGGGCGAGCTGGAAGGCAACGAGGCCTATCGGACGGCGCGAGACGCCTACAAGTCGGCGGACGCCAGAGTGCAGCGGCTCGAGCGTGAGGCTCGGCGCGCCGCGCGTAGGCCGAGGCCGGCCGCCGCGGCGGCACCGGACGCGGCGACCACGGCGCGGGCGACCGAGATCCGCGAGGCCATCCGGAGCGCGCCGCCGTCGGCGGACACCGAGCTCGCGCAGAGCCCCGGCCCGAAACGCGCGATTCCACAAGCGGCCATCGATGCGCTCGAGACGATTCGTAAACATGGGTTCGATGTCGAGCTGTACGACGACGAGGAGCGCGTGTGGCTCCTGTCGGATGCGACCCCCTCTGACCGTGGCCGGGGGTTCGGCAGGCAACGGGAACGTCGACCGCCGGCCGCGGCGGTCAAGGCGCTTGCGGTCATCAATACGCTGCCAGAGCAGGACGTGATCCGGCTGATCACTGGTGATACCGCCGGGGAAACAGAACTCGCGCAGGGGCCCGCCGATGCGGCGCTGGCCGTCGAGGACGTCGCGGCGCTTGATGCGATGGTGCCGAAGGTGGCCGAGGCGGGCCAGTTCCCACGCCGGCGCGACCTCAAGCTCCGGATGCAGGAGTTGGTGCAGCAGGCGGCCAAGGACGCCGGCATCACGCTCGATGCCTCGACGCCGGAGGGCCAGGCGTATCTCACCAGCATTGCGCTCCGCGACGTGCTGACGGCGCTTGAGGCCAACAGCAACGCCGTCGGCTGGTATGACGAGAAGACCCGGCAGGCGCTCGCGGTGGCGGCGCTCATCTATCCCGAGCTGAACACCGACGAGAACGCGCGCTTCGCGTTCACCTATGCGCTGGCGGTCTTCTCCAACGGCGTGGCGGTCGAGAAGAACTTCCAACTCGCGGACGACGCCTACGCCAAGTATCGGCGCACCGGGAAGATGCCCACGAACACCGGCATCGGCACGGCGAAGAAGCAGATGCGGGTCGCGACGGAACTGTTCAACGAGAAGGTCGCGCAGTGGGGTCTGCCGACGTTCCGGCAGTTCATGGTGAGTCAGTTCACGGTCAGCGAACTGCGGCGCCTCGGCCTCGATGCGTCCGGCGAAGCGGCTGAGACGGAGGTGCGTGGCGCGGCGGTGATCGGGCCGAAGGTCGGTAACGGCTTCTTCAGCAACCTCAATGGGTTCTTCGATGCGCTCACGATGGACCGCTGGCTGCTCCGCACCTGGGGCCGGTGGACTGGGCAGCTGTTCTACGACACCACGGTGCTGGTGCCGGCGGGGCGGACCCGATTAGAAGCGGCGCTAGCGCGGATGCTCGCGCAGGCCCCCGCGCAGGCGCGCGTCTTCAGTGACATCGTGGACATGGACCTGGCGGCGATCACGACGGACGAGCAGTTCGACACGCTTGCCCAGGACATCCGCAAGGCGAGTGAAAAGCCGGCACTGCGGGACCGGATGTCGGCGACCGCCATCGGCGATGAGGTCCGGCGGGCGGGCAACAACCTGGGCGCCCATCTCGATGGGCAAAAGGAAACGCCCGAGAATCCCGTCGAACGTGCCCAGATCCGTGCGGTCTTTTCGGAGGTCCTCGCGCAGCTGCATCAGGTCGGTTA